ATGCTTTTCTTCGAACGCCAGCGGATCCGCATGAAGCTCGTTGTGATGCTCCCGACACAGCGGTAGCGTGAAAATATCGTGGGATTTTGTTCCCATTCCGCCCTGACCATGACCAATCAGATGATGAGGATCGTCCGCTGGCTTACCACAACACGCACACGGCTGTGTCTTTACCCAGCGTGTGTATTTCTCATTTACCCAGCGGCGACGTTTAGGTCGTTTCATGAAGGATTCCGGAGACTCCGGATCAACGGCAATGCTTACCACCGTCTTTTCCTGTGGCGGGTTTTGCTGGTGGGCGTGAGGCAGCGGCGCAAGATTTTTTGTGCGCTGTTTCAGGATGCTGGTGGCTGTCTGTCCTCCGGTATGATGTCGCTTTCGCGGTACACCGAGCGGATTTTTTCCGGCACGTAACCCCAGAGAACGACGTAATGCTGCCTCTGGGTAGCGCATCCGCCACCTGATTGCAGACCGCCCACCAGGATAATTCACCCAGAGATAATTCCCGCTCCTGCGTGCCATTCATTGCATGGCGTATGACGTCAATCATCCATGCTGACAAATTTTGGTGAGCAAGTTGCCCGAGTGATTCGGAGGTCTGGTCACGCAACTGGTTGTCGCAGTGCCAGCACAACACCATTGCGCCGGTACCATAACGGTGAATGACAGTTTCGCTGTGGTGATAATCGCCGTGTGGCCACTGGCAGGATTTAATATGGCGCAACAGCCAGTCAGACAATGCACCAGCACCACCAGCAGCACGAATCACTCGTTCGTCGCTGAAAAATGGCAGCAATGTTTTGTCTTCCACCAGCGGCTGGCGAACGGCAGGAACGACCCCGGACGGCAGATTACGCATGCTTTTCGGTTCCGGCTCCACCAGTACCCGGGTATTGTGAAATACCTGCATGGATTCACGACCTGGCTTAAGGGCCACCAGCCCGAGTTCCGGTACCAGAACAGGTCGAAGTAATACCCGCACGTTACCTCCAGATCCGTTGCTGGAATGTGCGGGACGGACGCGGTGGGCGTTCGGAGTAAGGAAGCCTGACGGAGATTATCCAGTGACGGTAGTCGAGGCTGAGGGCTTTCTTAATCTCGTATCCGCGCCTGCGGTAACACTGAATCAGCCATTCAGCCTGTTCTTCGGTGCAGGGGTCGTGCTGATACCAGTCAGATTTGAATGCATGAGAACGCCGCCCGTGCCTGCTGGCAGGGGCGGCAGAGTTATCCGAATTGTAAAATTTGGTATCGTGCGCCATCTGTTTTCTCTGCTGGCGCAGCAGGTGCCAGTTGTTCAGGCTGACGGATGGATTGTAAACCAGAACGACCAGAAAAAACAAAACCCGCCGAAGCGGGTTAAGTGCGGGTGCGTTGAGGATGCCTGACACATCAGCGGTGGCGAGGGATTTCTCCCCCGCCTGGTCTCTTACTCCTCAGGTTCGTAAGCTGTGAAGACAGCGACCTCCGTCTGGCCGGTTCGGATTCGTACCTCGCAGAGGTCTTTCCTCGTTACCAGTGCCGTCACTATGACGGTTAAACAGATGACGATCAGGGCGATTAACATCGCCTTTTGCTGCTTCATAGCCTGCTTCTCCTTGCCTTTCGGCACGTAAGAGGCTAACCTACATGTGCAAGTCATAGATATGGCCTCAGATTAATGTTAAGCGTCTTGCCGGACGCGTAATGTTAACTGGGGCTTTTCTCTATCTGCCTTTTGGTGTTCATGCCTGAGACAGATAGCCTCAAGCACCCGCAGCAATTCTACTTAACTATCCTTTCCCCGCAAATCGTTTTTATCCCCAGCGACAAATCGAATACACAATCAACGCCACCGCCATTGCAATCCCTACCGTTGTGAATGCCCCAGGCTAGGTCATCGTAAAATATCCTCCACACCTACAAATCCGTTCTGCTTCAGATATTCCATCGCAGTATCAGGCAACTTGCTTGATTTATTGACGCTTTTTAACGAACTGGCTAATCGCTTAACCAACATTGTTAATTCACATACTTGTTTACCAGGTTCGCCTTTGCCCTGAAGCATGTGCTCACGACTGGACTTCCAGAATATCCATGCCAAATCAACATTCGGATCCTGGTAATTCATCCCTCCGTTGGCACGAAGCAATAATGCTTCATGGTTTTTATCATCCGCGTGAAACCTGATAAGCGATTCGAACTGGTCACGACCGTCATCAGTCCATGCCACCGGTTCTGCTTCCAGCGATGCCAGTGCAATTTTGAATAACTCACCCTCTACTCGTGCCACCCCTGAATTGGGATGGCATTTCGCAATCGCTATTTTTAATTTAGCTTCTTCGATTAATTGCTCTTTTGTTAATTCAGTCATTTTTCATTACCGCCCTTTCAGGCGGCCTCCTGATGTTCTGAGGGTGCAGAAATCCCTCCGGTTAAGGATTAAATTTTATTTACAACACTAAATTTAATTATTCAGGCGCGCGAATCTGTTCCGCACAATGCAACAATGCTTCTGTCACTTCCTTAAGCGTTACGGTATCGGCATCATCCAGTCCTGCAACTTTTGCGTGCCTGACAAACGCCGCGCGAAGTTCGTCAAACGCCACCGCCCGTACATCAGCCAGGAAAGCATCTGTAGCCGGGGTTGGCGGCATACCTCCGTCTGTTGCGCAGATATACGCATCAGATATTTCATCCTGCTCACCATCAAAAACGTAGCAACTCTGTACGATAAATTTATTCAGCCCCGCATTCTCCGCCGTAAGCGCAGCAAGATTAGTCTCCAGCTCTGCAATGCGTTTGCTTTGGGCTTCCCGTTCATCCAGTAGTGCCAGCACGGTAGCCGGGCTAGCCTCTGCTATGAATTCTGCGTTTGCATAAGCCTGAGCATCTGTTTCAACCAGGCAGTTAACGTGACATTCTGCAATTACGCCACCGGGTTCTCCTTTCCATTTTTGACAAACAAAAACTCCTGTTATATTCCCATGCTGATTGCCCGATGTATGCCCTACGATGTAGCATCCTTTAGTTGCTTTCTCTGCTGCTTCACGAAGCGCCTCATAGTTAACCTCTCTCATTGAGCCACCTCCTGATAAATCACCGCATGTCCCAGTTTCTCCGCCAGTGCCAGCTCTGCCTTAGCGCCCGCTGACCGCTGCCAGCCATTCAGCATGTAAATCGCATCCACGCAACGAATCATTGCCATGCAAATATCCATGTAGTGCGGCTGTGTCAGCCCGTCCGGAAGTACTGCCGGGTTTAAGACGGTATGCCCTTCCCGTTTCAGTTCCTCTTCCGCCTTGTGAAACGCCTCACGGTTGAAATTTTCATATCCCGTCATTGGACCGGCAATATAAACTCTCACCCTCACTCCATCACCTCCTGAAAGTTTCCCCGATAGAACGCCAGCACACGCTGCATAACTTCGCTCTGGCGGCACTCACGACAAATTATGTTCTGCCGTCTGTTGTAACGACGTATTTCTCCGTCAGGTAACTTTCGAATCAGTGTCGGGTCAGCAGCCTTCTCCGGTGTCTTACGCCATACGCGATACGCCTGCTCTGATGGAAATACCCCGCAACCAGAGAGCCAGACATCACCACTGGCCGCAAGCGCACCAGATAAACGACGAATAGCGGTCTTACTGACACCCGTTTTATCTGCCAGTTGTCGAAAAGTTTCTCGTCCGCTCAGGCGCACGAATTCCACAATGCGCGCCGTCACTTCTTCCCGCTCTTCTGGTGTAAATACTTTTGCCATAAGCGCCTCCGGCAATCACTTTTCCGATACAACACGGCGGGAAGAATCAGTAATCTGTCGAACAATATCCCGGTGCTTGTTCAGCTCCCGCAGCGCGGCGCAGACACGCTCCCACTTCTGAACCTGACCTTTTGCCCGGCGCAGCTCGCGGTTAGCCACATGCAGCGATGGTAAAATCAGACCATCCGGATGCTTTCTGGTGAACGACGGCTGTGACTGCACTGTGACCGCCACACTTTCAGTTTTTATTTCTTCCTGTGTTTCCGCTTCCCGGACTGGTAACGCAACACCTGTTGGCTGAGGAAAGGCTTTACTATCGGTTTCCGTTACCGATGCAGCTTCCGGCTCTGCCGGTAAATCAGCGCCCGGTATGCAGTAACGAAATTTACCGTTCTGATTAACGCGTGCCAGCCGCCCCGTTGCGGTTACCACCGCCAGCGTGGAGGCAACCTTGCGAGTACTGACGCCGAACTTACCCGCCAGTTCCTCACACGTTTTAGCACCATCCTGACCGATAAACTCAATCATCATGTCTGCGGTAACTTTTTGTTCGACCTCCCCGGTCAGCATATCCTGTGCTTCAGATTTTACTGGCCGCTCTTCGGTTACCCGGGATTCACCTTCGCCAGCCAGAAACCAGGTGTGACCCGTTTTATCAACAACGCCATTTTTTTTGAGTTCCCACAGTTCGTTGAGAACTTCTTCACGGCTGATATCAAGCCGCGCCGCCAGTTCAACAGAATTGGCTTTACCCATCGCTTTCAGTGCATGCAATACGGTTTCCATTAAAACTTCCTCCGGATAAAAATTACTTCTCAGTTCCTGTGCTGGCTGACGTTCGGACGCCAGCTCTCCCAGTTAAACGTCACCCAGCGACCACCGTTCATGGACATGCGGTCCATCACCCGCTCGCCGAGAAGTGTATTCATCGCTGCATGGTTAAGATTTGTCAGCATCCCCACACTGAGTAACGATGCCGTTCTGCGGTCAACAATCTGATTCAGCGTGACCTGCTCATTACGCGTATCCCGTTGCATGCCAATTTCATCCAGTACCAGCAGGTCAACGCCACACAATCCCTGCAAAAATTTTTCGCCCGAGTTTTTGTTGTCGTAGCTGCCATGTAACGCCAGCATCACATCCGCCACTGTTATCACAATCACACTGCGACCTTTCGCCAGAAGGTGGTTGCCAATAGCCGCCGCCAGGTGGTTTTTTCCTGTGCCAGGCCTGCCACTGAAAACAAAATTCGTACAGCCGCCTTCCAGCTCTGCCGCAATGGATTTCGCCTGACTCAGGGCATGGCGCTGACCATCGTTCTGCACCCGGTAGTTACCGAACGTACACTTCCGGTGAAGCGGCTGGATACCGGAGCGGTTAATGATTTTTTCAACCCGCGTCTGATGATTCAGACGATTAACCTCCTCGCTTCGCTTACGCCCTTCAGCAAGCTGCCATTCCCGCCACTCCGCCACCGTACGGTACGGAGGGATTGCATCCTGCGGCACAAATCTGCTGACTCTTGCCAGAACACCACCTGACGTAATGTTTTTCATGGTGCGCTACCCCCTGAAACCCGGCGGAATTTCGGTATCCGGTTCAGAAATATGATTCACGCAACGCTGCGCGGGCGAACGCCCCAGGCGGATAACCAGTTCATCCCATTTTTCCCGGAGTTTTGCCGGACTCATGATGTTTTTTACCCAGAACGAATCCCGTTGAACACGCCCAAACATTTCACAAATCTGTCGGTGACTACGTCCATCCAGCATACGCATCATGCGCACATCATTCGCCCAGGTCGTCCAGTTAGGCTCTCTGGGGCGTGATACCTCCCCATCATCACTGGCGGCCTGTTCATACAACGCAACAACCCGTCCCCAGATCCACTGTGCACACGTCAAATCCTCCCGGGTTCCCCACTGTCGCTTTGGTACATTCCAGGTATGCGCATCCGGGTGTTTCTCCAGAAATCGCTCGACCGGTGATGCTTGTTTTTCGTCCGGCAGTGAAACGTCCGGACAAGAAGATCTTTTATCTGACGGATCAGGTTTTAATACTGACGGATCGGGGTCAATCATCGCCCCCCTAATCGGCAGTTTTTTATCAACAGTTGATCCATCAAAATTTGACGGGTCAACCGTTGAGGGGTCAATATTTGACGGGTCAACTGTTAACGGGTCATTTTTTGCCGGGCTAATTTTTCTTTTCGGTTTATATGACTCACGCGCCGCCGCCGCAGCTGCTTCGAGTTTTTCCACATTAAGCCGATAGATATTGCTTACATTACGCCCACCGACCTTACGCTCTTCCTTCGTCAGCCAGCCCTCTTTCGCCAGTTCTGCAATAGCCGATTTCACTGTGGATTCACTTCTTGCACCGATCTGACGCCGGATAGTTTCAATGGCAGGCCATGACACGCCCTCGTCATTGCTGTAGTCTGCAAGACGGGCCATAACCGCCACCCTGGATAAGATCATGCCGGTGAAGGCGCACCCTTCCCAGACAAGACCATGAAGCTTGCTGCTCATAAAACCCCCGAACACCGTGCTTTTAGTGCATCACCACAGCATTCCCTGCCGGGCCGCCGCGATTCATCTGGTCATACAAAACAACCGCTGACGCAACAAAATCATCGACATCCTTCACCAGCCGATCCCTCCGTTCGACGATCTCACGGTAATATTCAGAACTGTGGCTGCGCATACGGGCCACCAGCAAAGGCGGCATCGCCTTTTCGATCGCCGGTAACAGAGCCTGCATTTTTTCAACAGCATCAGGGGTGTCTTTCTCTACCCAGCGGAAAATTTTCTGGGTATTGCGAGCCAGGGCTTCCGGATGGCTGTCGTCATACAGTTCTGGGAACGTCATACCCAACTCAAAATAAGCCTGGGTTATTCCAGCTGCTGGAACTTTTTCGCCATCAGGACGCGCCCAGGCATTCATCGCCATGCGGATGTGTTCATGCTTGATTTTCATGAATCAAGCTCCTAGAAAGTGGTTGTGTTAACGTTTTGGTATCTTCCAGCTCGGGCCAAATATTCATCCAATCAAAAGGCCTTAGTTGCTGACGTGTAACTTCACCATTACTGGCTCGCTCAATAAGGACACATAACGATGCCCCTAACACTTGACCTTTACTCAATGCCTTTCTTAGATAACCGATGCTGGTACCACACTCGCATGCAAACATACGCTGTTCATCTGACGAAAGAGAATTGAGAAATATTCTTAATTCTTCCATAGCTACTCCTTAGTAAACACAGCAAAGAATACCCACAGGTAAACAAAAGTCAATACCCACAGGTTGTTTACCTTGCGGTAATCGCATCTATTATTTACCTATGGACAAATATGAATTTAGACGACAGCAACTCATCAAAATTCGTGATGAGAAATGCGATGGTAAAGCGGTTAACGTGGCCAGAAAGATCGGGCGCGAGCCTTCTTATGTATCAAGAATGTTGTACCCAGAGGGGAAAAAGGGAAAAAAACGGATCGCTGATGATATGGTGGAGATTATCGAAGAGTCCTTTGGGTTACCCCGGGGATGGATGGATGGTATCGTTTCATCATCAACGAACACAGCCTCCAGTTATGAAACAAGGGTTCTAACGCCACGACAACGTATTTTTTTAGATCTCTTAGACGAACTGCCAGAAAGTGAAGCGGATAAATTATTAAAAACTCTTGAAGAGAAAAAACAGTATTACAATATGATCTACGAAGAAATCCGTAAAAAGAAAGCACAAAACGCATCATAGCTCACCAAACAACTAGTCACCAGTTAAGACACCGCAAAAATTTACCCATAGGTATCTACTTTTTAAATACCTATGGGTATCCTTCTTTTCATACCAACCCACCCCGCCCCACAGAATGCAGGGCAATACTTCGAGTTACCAGGCAGTGGTCAGGGGTTAAGTAGCCAGCCCGAGGCGTAAGAACATGACGGCAGGGTTCAACTTTAATAACTATGCAGCAGGTTTTTGTTCCGCTACCCCAGCGTTAAGGGGAAATGAGGTCAGCATGGATACTATCGAGCTTGGCAACAACGAATCTCTGGTATGTGGCGTGTTTCCCAATCAGGACGGCACGTTTACCGCGATGACGTATACCAAAAGTAAAACGTTTAAAACCGAAGCTGCCGCGCATCGCTGGTTAGCCAGAAACGCTAACTGATTAGCGCCAGTAAAAACAGGTTTCCACAGGTTAATTTACCCTGAAAAGTCAGGGCATAACACGAAAGCGCACGGCGAGATCCCTTTGCATATAAGTCTTGTCGTTAAATTTCTTCGACCGTGCGCTTCTGGTTGTGGCAATCCGCGAAATGGCGCGGCGGTAAGTATGGCGGGGTTATCCCTTCCCCCGTTGAGGACACCGGGTTGTCAGGTTGACCATACGCTTAAGTGACAACCCCGCTGCAACGCCCTCTGTTATCAATTTTCTGGTGACGTTTGGCGGTATCAGTTTTACTCCGTGGCTGCTCTGCCGCCCTTTTTAAAGTGAATTTTGTGATGCGGTGAATGCGGCTCAGCGCACGCGGAACAGTTAAAACCAAAAACAGTGTTATGGGTGGATTCTCTGTATCCGGCGTTAATTGTTAACTGGTTAACGTCACCTGGAGGCACCAGGCACCGCATCACAAAATTCATTGTTGAGGACGCGATAATGGAAACGTTATTACCAAACGTTAATACGTCTGAAGGTTGTTTTGATATTGGTGTTCTGCTCAGTAACCGGGAGTTTACTGAAGATGCCATTAATATGAGGAAATATGAGCCTTATCTGCTCAATGATAATTCCATACTTTCCCGAATTGCTCTTCTTGAACTTGGTATTTTCGGAGAACGTCAATGACTTCAGCATTTGCACTGATGATGACGGTTTTTCTTATAACGGGTGAATCACAGAATGTGATTACCGGAATTTATGCCAGTAAAGAATCCTGCCTCCAGGCAAGAGACGAGCAAAAAATTTCTGGTGAATGCCTCCCGGTAAAAAAAGTATCGCTGTACCTGAATAACGAAACACCGGCTGGATAACCCTCCAGCCATATTAACACCATACCAACGGATTAAAAATGCCAGCAATGGCAGGGATTTGTTCACCCTTAAATCTGTAATGAGGTTTATCAATGAGCACTGATAAAGAAGAATTTGCGCTATATTGCGAAGCAAAAAATGACAAAGTCAGAAAACGTCTGGGAATTAAAGGTGGTTTTTACTGGACTACAGCAAAAAAATTATCTGTTGCCATCTCCCGCTGCATTACCGCAATGGATGACAACGATTATGATGAAGACGACTTTAAAAAACCCGTTCGCGTCCATTTACCCGTTGTGAATGACCTTCCACCTGAAGGCGTGTTTGATACCGAATTCTGCAACCGATACGAAAAAGGCGGGGAAGATGGCATTACAATGGTATTTATCGCGCCCTCTCCCTCCGTGCAGGAGAAACCAGCCAGTACTGACAATACCAACGTCAACGGCGAAGACATGACGGAGATTGAGGAGAATATGCTCCTGCCGGTTTCTGGTCAGGAGCTGCCCATTCGCTGGCTTGCGCAACACGGCAGCGAAAAACCAGTAACGCACGTTGCACGGGAAGAACTTCAGGCATTACATATAGCACGGGCGGAAGAACTGCCGGCTGTTACTGCCCTGGCCATTTCCCACAACACAAAGCTGCTCGACCCGCTGGAGATTCGCGACCTTCATAAACTGGCACGCGACACTGACAAAGTTTTCCCTAATCCCGGTAATTCAGACCTGGGACTGATAACTGCTTTTTTCGAGGCATACCTGGACGCTGACTACACTGATCGGGGTCTGCTGACAAAAGAGTGGATGAAAGGAAATCGTGTTTCGCGTATCACCCGTACGGCTTCCGGTGCAAATGCCGGTGGCGGGAACAAAACCGATCGCAATCCGAATTTAGTACACACCTTCGATACGCTGGATGTGGAGATTGCAGCAGCCACACTTCCGATGGATTTTAATATTTATGAAATTCCGGGCAGCGTTTATCGTCGCGCAAAAGAAATCGTCCTGAAAAGAGAAAGTCCGTTCAAAGAATGGTCCGCAGCACTTCGCGCAACCCCGGGTATTCTGGACTATTCCCGCGCCGCTATTTTTGCACTTATCCGAAGCGCACACCCTGAATTTTATCACTACCCGGGACGCCTTCAGGGGTATATCAACGCCTATTTGACGGAAACTGATCACGAGAACCCCAGCAAGGAAACTCTCACAGCTGCCCGGCATACACCGGAAAAAGATATCCTGGAAGAAATTAACCGCGAGGTGGTTACTGAGCGTGAAACAGAAGAAGAAAAACCACAACCATCTGACGCAATGGCAGGTGAACAGGCAACAACTGAAACAATGGAACCGGATACAACTGAACATGGCCAGAACGCGCAGTCGCTGGATGCTCAGTCGCAGGTGAGTTCCGCTAACCAAGTAAAAGTCACCGCTGACGAAGTAAACAAAATTATGCAGGCAGCCAATATCAGCCAGCCTGGCGCCGATAAGTTACTTGCTGTATCGCGTGGTGAATTTGTTGAGGGGATTAGCGACCCTAATGATCCGAAATGGGTCAAGGGGATCCAGACTCGCGATTCTGTGAACCAGAACCAGCATGAATCGGAACGGAACGACCAAAAAGCGGAACAAAACAGCCCAAATGCGTTACAAAACGAGCCAGAAACGAAACAATCCGAACCAGTAGCGCAACAGGAACCGGAAAAAGTCTGCACCGCCTGCGGTCAGAGCGGTGGCGGCAACTGCCCTGATTGTGGCGCGGTGATGGGCGACGCAACATACCAGGAAACATTCGGTGAAGAGAATCAGGTTGAAGCTAAGGAAAAAGATCCGGAGGAAATGGAAGGCGCTGAACATCCGCACAATGAGAATGCTGGCAGCGATCCGCATCGCGATTGCAGTGATGAAACTGGCGAAGTCGCAGATCCCGTAATCGTAGAAGACATAGAGCCAGGTATTTATTACGGAATTTCGAATGAGAATTACCACGCGGGTCCCGGTGTCAGTAAGTCTCAGCTCGATGACATTGCTGATACTCCGGCACTGTATTTGTGGCGTAAAAATGCCCCCGTGGACACCACAAAGACAAAAACGCTCGATTTAGGAACCGCTTTCCACTGCCGGGTACTTGAGCCGGAAGAATTCAGTAACCGCTTTATCGTAGCACCTGAATTTAACCGCCGGACAAACTCCGGAAAAGAAGAAGAGAAAGCGTTTCTGAGGGAATGCGCAAGCACAGGAAAAACGGTTATCACTGCCGAAGAAGGCCGGAAAATTGAACTCATGTATCAGAGCGTTATGGCTTTGCCGCTGGGGCAATGGCTTGTTGAAAGCGCCGGACACGCTGAATCATCAATTTACTGGGAAGATCCTGAAACAGCAATTTTGTGTCGGTGCCGTCCGGACAAAATTATCCCTGAATTTCACTGGATCATGGGCGTGAAAACTACGGCGGATATTCAACGATTCAAAACCGCTTATTACGACTACCGCTATCACGTTCAGGATGCATTCTACAGTGACGGTTATGAAGCACAGTTTGGAGTGCAGCCAACTTTCGTTTTTCTGGTTGCCAGCACAACTATTGAATGCGGACGTTATCCGGTTGAAATTTTCATGATGGGCGAAGAAGCAAAACTGGCAGGTCAGCTGGAATATCACCGCAATCTGCGAACCCTGGCTGACTGCCTCAATACCGATGAATGGCCAGCTATTAAGACGTTATCACTGCCCCGCTGGGCTAAGGAATATGCAAATGACTAAGCAACCACCAATCGCAAAAGCCGATCTGCAAAAAACTCAGGGAAACCGTGCACCAGCAGCAATTAAAAATAACGACGTGATTAGTTTTATTAACCAGCCATCAATGAAAGAGCAACTGGCAGCAGCTCTTCCACGCCATATGACGGCTGAACGTATGATCCGTATCGCCACCACAGAAATTCGTAAAGTTCCGGCGTTAGGAAACTGTGACACTATGAGTTTTGTCAGTGCAATCGTACAGTGTTCACAGCTCGGACTTGAGCCCGGTAGCGCCCTCGGTCATGCATATTTACTGCCTTTTGGTAATAAAAACGAAAAGAGCGGTAAAAAAAACGTTCAGCTAATCATTGGCTATCGCGGCATGATTGATCTGGCTCGCCGTTCAGGTCAAATCGCCAGCCTGTCAGCCCGTGTTGTCCGTGAAGGTGACGAGTTTAATTTCGAATTTGGCCTTGATGAAAAGTTAATACACCGCCCAGGAGAAAACGAAGATGCCCCTGTTACCCACGTCTATGCTGTCGCAAGACTGAAAGACGGAGGTACTCAGTTTGAAGTTATGACGCGCAAACAGATTGAGCTGGTGCGCAGCCAGAGTAAAGCTGGTGATAACGGGCCGTGGGTAACTCACTGGGAAGAAATGGCAAAGAAAACGGCTATTCGTCGCCTGTTCAAATATCTGCCCGTATCAATTGAGATCCAGCGTGCAGTATCAATGGATGAAAAGGAACCACTGACAATCGATCCTGCAGATTCCTCTGTATTAACCGGGGAATACAGTGTAATCGATAATTCAGAGGAATAATTCAGCCTGGCGGTGTAATGCACCGCCAACTTGAAATATTTTTATGAGAAAAATTATGAGATATGACAATGTTAAACCATGTCCATTTTGTGGTTGTCCATCAGTAACGGTGAAAGCCATTTCAGGATATTACCGAGCGAAGTGTAACGGATGCGAATCCCGAACCGGTTATGGTGGAAGTGAAAAAGAAGCACTCGAACGATGAAATAAACGAACCACTGGAAATAATAATGGAGGTGTTCATGTATAAAATTACCGCCACTATTGAAAAGGAAGGTGGCACTCCTACTAACTGGACAAGATATTCAAAATCTAAACTAACGAAATCAGAATGCGAAAAAATGCTCTCAGGTAAAAAAGAAGCAGGCGTTTCCAGAGAGCAGAAAGTAAAACTGATAAATTTTAATTGCGAGAAACTTCAGTCCTCGTGAATTGCATTGTATTCAAATTAAAACTTCATAGCTGATTATTAATAATCAACATCGGGCGTCAATTTAAGTCTAACATTGGCGCCTGCCAGAGGTGATGCGATGGCACAAGTAATCTTTAATGAAGAGTGGATGGTTGAATACGGCCTGATGCTTCGCACTGGTCTGGGGGCCAGACAAATTGAAGCATACCGCCAGAACTGTTGGGTGGAAGGCTTCCACTTCAAACGAGTATCTCCTTTAGGGAAGCCAGACAGTAAGCGAGGGATTATCTGGTATAACTATCCAAAGATAAATCAGTTTATCAAAGACTCATGATATGTCTAAATTACCAACAGGTGTCGAGATTCGAGGTAAATACATTCGCATCTGGTTCATGTTTCGAGGAAAACGATGTCGGGAAACATTGAAAGGCTGGGAGGTTACTAACAGTAACATTAAAAAAGCCGGGAATTTAAGAGCGTTGATAGTTCATGAAATCAATTCCGGTGAGTTTGAGTATTTAAGACGTTTTCCCCAGTCCAGCACTGGGGCAAAAATGGTGACAACGAGGGTCATAAAAACGTTCGGGGAGCTTTGTGATATCTGGACAAAAATTAAAGAAACAGAGTTAACAACAAACACAATGAAGAAAACGAAATCACAATTAAAAACACTCAGGATAATAATTTGTGAGAGTACTCCGATATCGCATATTCGTTATAGCGATATCTTAAACTACCGGAATGAACTGCTGCATGGAGAAACGCTTTACCTGGATAATCCAAGATCCAACAAAAAAGGAAGAACCGTGCGCACAGTTGATAACTATATCGCCCTGCTCTGTTCGTTGTTACGTTTTGCGTATCAGTCGGGATTTATATCAACCAAACCATTTGAAGGAGTAAAGAAATTACAGAGAAACAGAATAAAGCCTGACCCGTTATCTAAAACAGAATTCAATGCATTAATGGAAAGTGAAAAAGGACAGAGCCAGAACTTGTGGAAATTTGCCGTATACTCCGGGCTTCGTCACGGGGAACTGGCTGCTCTGGCGTGGGAGGATGTGGATTTCGAGAAGGGAGTTGTGAATGTCAGAAGAAACCTGACGATACTGGATATGTTCGGTCCCCCAAAAACAAATGCGGGGATCCGGACGGTAACACTACTGCAGCCTGCTCTTGAAGCACTGAAGGAGCAATACAAACTGACCGGGCATCATCGCAAAAGCGAAATCACTTTTTATCATCGGGAGTACGGCAGAACCGAAAAGCAAAAACTGCATTTTGTTTTCATGCCCAGAGTGTGTAACGGAAAACAGAAACCTTATTACTCGGTAAGCAGTTTGGGTGCGAGATGGAATGCAGCAGTAAAACGTGCTGGTATTCGCCGCCGTAATCCGTACCATACGCGGCATACTTTTGCCTGCTGGCTGTTGACGGCAGGAGCGAACCCGGCGTTTATAGCCAGCCAGATGGGGCATGAAACTGCGCAGATGGTGTATGAAATTTACGGTATGTGGATTGATGACATGAACGACGAACAGGTAGCCATGTTGAATGCGCGGTTATCGTAG